TCACCACGGCGGGACGCGGCCGCGGCGCACGTCGTCCGCCGCGAGCCATGCCACGAGGATCCGTCGACGCCGCTCGTGCGGCGCGAGCTCGACGCGCGCGAGCCGCGAGGTCCAGCCCACGCACACCGTCTCGAGGTACTCCACGCCGTCGCGCTCCCAGACGATGCGGGCCGTGACGCGGACCCACCCGTCACGCTGGACGCGACGCGGCGGGACGTCGTGCTCGTTGAGGATCCGCTGCCAGTCGCTCACGTCGTAGGACGCGCGCTGGTACCGCCACGGGTCCGGGCCGTCGTGCGTCGCCATGCCGTCCAGTCTCGCACTCGTTCGAACGGGTGTTCGATAATCCCCCCCTTCTCGCCTTGTCAATTGACAAGGCAAGCGGTAGACTCGTCTTGTCAACGAGAGAGGAGGTGGAGATGATGGATAAGGACCTCAAGAAGATCCTCGCGGCGATCACGGAGGCCGGTTACACGGTCGTGATCAACAAGAAGGGTCACGCCGAGGTCTACACCCGCGACGGCGAGAAGGTCACGACCTTCTCGGGCACTCCGAGCGACAAGCGCAGCGTGCTCAACGCGCTCGCCCCGCTCAAGCGCCGCGGGTTCCGCTGGCCGCCCAGGCGGTAGCGGACCGGGGCCGGGAGGTGAGACAAGCACCTCCCGGCCCCGGGACTCCCATCATCCCCCAGGACACGAGGAGAGAGACGATGACCGAGTACAACGCCCGCATCGAGTGGGCCACCCGCACCGGCGACGACGACCTGGTCGACGCGCTCGTCGACTACCACCCCGCCGTCTCGCGCAGCGAGCGCGGCTGGGTCGAGGCCACGGTCACCCTGCCCGCCGAGACCCTGCGCCAGGCCGCGACGACCGCGCTCGCGATCGCCGAGGCCGCGAGCGCCGCGGTGCTCGACGGCGCCGCGGTGCTCGTGCTCGAGGTGCTGCCGACCCCCGAGTTCGACGAGCGCAACGGGCTCGTCCCGATGCCCGAGCTCGTGTCGACGACCGAGGCCGCCGAGAAGCTCGGCGTGAGCCGCCAGGCCGTGCTTCAGCGCCTCGAGTCCGGGTCGCTGCCCGGCACGAAGGTCGGCAAGACCTGGGTCGTGCAGGCGCGCGCGCTGACCCGTCACAACCTCACCGCCGACGACGCGGCACGCATCGTCGCGGCGAAGGCGGCCGCGCGCAAGGACGTGCCGCCGCGCAGCGCCTGACCCAGGGCACGACGAAGCGCCCCGCCCTCCCGGAGGAGGACGGGGCGCGTTGTCGTGGGGCGGGCCGTCGGTGCAGGGGGGTGACCAACGGCCCGCCGGTCATGGACCCTACACGAGCGGGACCCAGCCGTCGGCGGTCCCGACGTGCGGGAGGAGCGGGATCCAGTCGGTGCCGTCCCAGGTGATCGGGATGGCGTGCGCGGGCCCGTCGTCGGTCCAGACCGGGAGGAGGACGTCGCTCGAGGCGGCGCCGAACGACCCGGTCCAGTGGTGGGTGCCGGAGAACGAGCCGCGACGCGGCGCCGTTCCCGCGAACGATCCGGCCCACCGGTGGGTGCCGGCGAACGACCCACCGTCGCCGGGCACGTGCGGGGTCACGCCGGCGAAGGCGCCCGCCCACTCGTGCGTCCCGGCGAATGCCCCGACGGCGGGCGGGACCTCCGGGGCGGTCCCGGTGAAGGCACCGTCCCAGGCGTGGGTCCCTGCGAACGCCCCGGCCTTGGTCGGCAGGACGATCGTGTCGCGCCAGAACGTGTGCACCGCGCCCGTGTCGCGCTTGTGCGCGAGCACGGGCCACTTCGACCCGGCCCCGGTGATGTGGTCCGCGGCCGGGAGCACCGCAGAGTCCGACCACTGCGGGCCCGCAGCGAGCGTCTGCCGGGATCCCCACGTGTTCGGGTCGCCCAGGTCCGCCGTCCGGTACGACAGGTCGTTCGGAGTCTCGATCGACCCGTACATCGCGACGACCTGGTCACCGTTCACCGTCACGACGGGGCGCGTGTACCGCACCCCGGTGTCCGGCCCGACCTCGAGCACGCCCATCGCCCACACGCCGTCGCGCGAGCGCACGAGGGAGTAGATCACGGGCTGCCCGGCCGCGAGCGCGTCCTGCGTCTTGGCGACGGCGATCACGCGCCCGTCCGGGGACACCGTGACGGACAGGTGATCGTCCGACCCGACGCCCGAGGGGAGACCGGGCAGCGACTCCGAGAGCCACGACCCGGCCGCGTAGGACGGTGCGTCCTGATCGAGCGTGCGCACGTGCCGCCCGCCGGCCTCGTTCTCGGACGCGATGAGCACGAGCGTCTTGCCCGCCGCGACGAGCTGCACGACGCCCGTCGTCTGCGTGAGCGAGACGACGGACTGCGCGGCCTGCCACGACGCCCCGTTGTTCGTGGACCGCGAGACCCGCACGGCCTCGCCGTCCGCGACCGCGGCCCACAGGTGCCCGTTCGGGGTCCTCGAGAGAACCATCGGCGCCGCGTCGCAGTCCGACGAGGTCAGTGGGACCGACACGTCGGTGACGAGAGCGGCGTAGGTGCCCTCGTAGGACGTGAACCGAGAGGCCGTCGCGTGCCCGCGCAGGACCCCGGTCCAGCCGTCGTGGTGCACGACGGACGGGCGCACCGCCTGCCGGGAGTCCACGACCGGCCCCCACGTCCCGGTGGACAGGTTCAGGATCCGGTGTCCGGCCGCCGTCGGGACGACGGCGTGCCACCACGTGGAGTGCCGCCAGGACGCGCGCAGGCCCTTGAGCCACCGCGTGGTGGGCGTCGTCAGGGACGACGTCGACGCGCCGGACAGAGGCCCGTCCCCGGGCACGTAGGGCATCGACCCGGCGAACGCCCCGGTCCAGCCGTGCGTGCCGGCGAAGACGCCGGTGCGGTTCGGGACCGAGCCACCGAACGCGCCCGTCCAGGCGTGCGTGCCGGCGAACGAGCCCTCCGACGGTTCGATCACGGGCTCGGTGTAGACCACGACGACCAGGCCGGAACCGCCGGCCCCGCCGATGCGGTTCGGCGCGACGGCGGACGACGAGCCGCCGCCCCCGGAGCCGGTGTTCGCGGTCCCGTCCTCGGGCCAGGTGTCCGAGTCCGATCCGTCTCCGCCGCCCCCGGTCCCGCCCGAGCCGGGGCCGCCGGTCGAGGGCCACTGCCCGCCGCCTCCGCCGCCGGCGACGTACCCGCCCACGCCGAGCCCGGTGAGCTCGGCGTGGAACGTGGTCAGCAGGACGCCGGGGCCGCCGTCGCCAGCGTTGTTCGCCGCGGCGTTGACGCCGGGGCCACCCATCCCTCCGCCGCCGCCACCACCGAGGTTCCCGGACGATCCGGTCGAGTCCCCGGTGCCGCCGTTCCCGCCGACCGAGCCCGTGCCGCCGAGGTGCGCGTTGCCGCCGTTGTGCCCGGCACCGCCACCACCGCACGCCCCGTTCCCGCCCGGGTAGCCAGACCCGGCACCGCCGCCGCCACCACCGGGCGCGGTCACGAGCGCACCGAACGCCGACGACGCGCCGGACGCGCCCGTGCCCGGGCCAGTGACCGACCGGGCGCCGCCCGCCCCGACGGTGACGGTGACCGCGACGCCCGGCGTGACTGTGACGGCCGGGTTCCACACGACCGCACCGGCACCACCGCCACCACCACGCGACCCTGCCGCGCCACCGGCACCGCCGCCGCCGACGACGAGCACGCCGACTGACGTCACGCCCGCGGGCGGGGTGAACGTGCCCGAGCTCGTGAAGACCTGACGCGTCACGACGCCCTCCTCTCAGCGGGTCGAGACCGGGTCAGGCGTTCGCGTCGGTCGAGGCACCCGTGATGTCGCCGGGGTTGACCGTGTACTCGCCCGCAGCGTTGAACGTCGCGTCCCCGGCGAGCTTGTACGAGCCCTGGAACGTGCCCCCGGACGCGCCGTTCCAGAACGAGATCTCGGCGACCGGTCCGTTCGGGGTGCCGCCCGTGAACAGCAGCGGCGCGGCCAGGCCGTAGCTCCCGGGCCCGGTCGGGGCCGTCCACGTCGCCGCGACGCGGGGCGCCGCGGACACGTTCGACGTGCCCGACGCGCCCGCCGCACCGGTGTGCAGCTGGGCGTGGGTCTCGAGCGCGCGCATCGCGTTCGCGGCCGCGACGAGGTTCGCATTCGACTTCGGCATGGTGGTGCTCCTTCGGGTCAGGACGGGATGAGGAAGGCGATGTCCCCGACCTGCGGGGCGTCGGGCAGGGTCGTTGACGGCGGATGGATGCGCACGGGGCCGTCCCCGGCGCGCTGGACCGCGCCCGCTGCGGCCGTCGCCGCCGTCTGCGCAGCCGAGGCAGACGCACGGGCGGCATCGCGCAGCACGACGTCGAAGTTCACCGGCCCGCGAGCGCCGGAGGGGACGTGGAGCCAGTCGAGGTACAGGTCCGATGCGTCGTCGACGTCGATCCAGACGCGCGGGACCTCGCTCGTGGGCATGACCGCCACCACGGACCCCGCGATCGGGTCACCGACCTCGGTCTGCAACGGGAACGGCGAGGTCGTGTCACGCGCCACGATCGTGATCGGCTGTCCCGCGAGATCGCGGCGAAACTCACCCGTCACCGCGTCGCGGACCTGCGCGCCGTCGATCCGGAAGCGGGCCATCGGTCAGGCGCCCGCGTTCGGCGTCGTCGGGCGCCAGCCGAGCTCGAGGAGCTTCCCCACGATCACGTCGGCCTCGTGGATCGGGTCCCGGGGCGTCGAGTAGGCGGTCTCGATGTCGACGTCGTGGTACTCGAGCAGGTCGCGGATTCGGTCTTGGACCTCGTCCTTGGCGGCGCTCACCTCGGGGACCTCGTAGCCGGCGGGCGCGGACGTGTCGATGATCGACGTGATGTCGTGCACGCCGCCGTCGTCGGGCTCGACGACGGTCGGGGTTGAGGAGAGGCCGAGGTGGCGCAGCCAGGCGTCGACGGCGGGGATCGCCATGATCCGGGCGAGCGCCGCGGCGACGGCGGCGAGGACGGCGGCCGCGGCAGCGACCCACGCGAGCCACCGGTCGGGCAGGTGCTCGCCGAGCTCCTCGTTCAGGATCGCCGCGACGATCGGGGCGACGACCCCGAGCACGAGGATCACGGACAAGGCGTTCTGCACCGCGGTGCGCCAGGACGCGCGACGGGGGTAGGCCTGCTGGGTGGACGTGGTGGTCACGGGGTGGCTCCGATCAGGTGAGCGAGCACCCGAAGGAGCTCGAGGACGAACACGTGGACGACGGCGACCGCGAGCGCGACGCCGAGGGTGAGGGCCGCGGCGCCGACTGCGGCGGCTGCGGCGACGCGCCGCACGAGGCGTGCGGCGCGTCGGCGGGTGCGCGAGCTCACGCGCGGTAGTGGCGGCGCAGGGCTGCGTTCGTGGCGCCGCCGGCGGCGCCGTCGTCGCGGATGCCGAGGTAGCGCTGGAGCTGGGCGACGGCGTCGCGGGTCGCGGGTCCGAAGTTGCGGTCGAGCTTGATCCCGAGGATGTTCTGGAGGAGCTCGACCTGGGGGCCGTTGTCGCCGTAGGCGAGGGAGCCGGACCGGTCGGAGATGAGCGCGCGCAGCCACGTCTTGGGCCCGACGACGCCGTCGGGCACCAGACCCCACCGCTTCTGGATGCGCTTGGTCGCGGCGGTCGTGCCGTCGCCGAAGTCCTCGTCGACGCGGATCGTCTCGCCCTGCGTGCGCGCGATCGACTGCCACAGCCCGACCCACCCGCCCCGGGAGCCCTTCTTGAGCACGGGCGGCAGGGCCTTCGGCTTGCGCTTCGTGACCGCCGGCGGGGGCGTCGGCCCGGGCCGCGGGTTGTCGACGAGCTGCACGTCGAGCGCCGCGGCGAACGCGGCGACGGCCGCGGGCGAGGCGTTGATCTCGAAGTGCATCTCGTCCTTGCGGCCCGGGTAGTCCCCGCCCCAGCGGATGACCGGGAAGTCCTCGAGCAGCTTGCGCAGTGCGGTCCGCTGCGCCGGGGTGAAGGTGTTCGCCCTACCGAGGGGGTGGCGGGTCGCGTTGAGGTCCTCTGCGGTGCCGGACGCGTGGTTCGACGTCGAGGTGCCGCCGACGACGGACCGGTTCGCGTAGCCCCAGTCGTCGCGGCCGACGTCGATGTCCTCGACCTCGCGGTCGAAGCGCTCGTTGAACGCGGTGAACGCCTTCGCGACGTCACCGGCGCGCACGCGGCCGATGACCCTGGGGATCGCGACGAGCCGGTCGTCGGTGCCCTTCGGGATGACGGGCCAGCCGTTCTGAGAGGTCTTGCTCACGGGTGCCTCCTCGGGGCATGACGAAGCCCCGGGCGCCGTGCGGCGGCCGGGGCCGAGGGTCGGGGTGGATCAGGTGTCGGGGTTGAGGTGCGCGTCGAGCCGGCGCGCGAGCGCCGTGTGCTGTAGGCGCGCCTCGGACGCGTTGCCGTCGACGACCTCGCGCAGGTGCCCGAGGTCGTCGCGGGTCTGTCGGTGGTCTGCGCGCAGACCACCGATGTCGCGGCGCTGCTCGCGCTGCTCGGTCTTGACCTCGGAGACGGCGGTGAGGACCTCGGCGAACTTCTCGTCGAGGTCCTCACGCAGGTTGGTGTCGTGCGTGTTCGCGGTCTGGTCGCGGGCCTCGCGCGCGTCGGCCGCGACGGCACCGAGCTTCTTCTCCGCGGCGTCGAGCTTCCTGCGCACGGGGCGGTTGATGAGCGCCACGACGACGCCCGCGAGCGCCGCCGTCAGGGGCGGGATGACGATCGCGAGGAGCCAGACGTAGGCGGGCGTGCCGGCGGGTGGTGGTGTCATCGGCGCGGCCCGCTCAGTCGATCGCCCAACGGGCGCCGTCGATCCCGAGCCAGCCGGTGGTGATCGAGGGGAACGCGCGCAGGATCGAGAAGTCCGGGTCGTTCGGGTACACGGGGTCGTTGCGGTAGATCGACCAGAACCCGGCGTCCGCCGTGTTCTGCCCCTGTAGCGTCCCGCGGCACTCCTGGGCAGGGCGGTGCTTGTCCGGGATGCGCAGCAGGAAGTAGCCCGTGCTCGACGCCGTGAACGATGCCCCGTTCTTCCGCCTCGCTCGCCCCCGCCCATCGACGTCGTTGAGCGTGCGACGTGTGGCGGGCCGATGCCCGTGTCCCGCGTACTCGTAGTCGTTGTTCGTCGTGTCGTACACCACCCAGGGCGCGGTGGCCTCGGTCTCGTTGAACCACTCCGGCTGGGGCGTCGTCGCACTGTTGAGCTGGCGGCGGTACACGATGCCGCCACGCACCGCGCGCGTGCCGAGCGGAACGTTCGTCGGCAGCGCCTCACCTGCCGGGACGTCGAGGTTCGGGCCCGAGCGGCGCCCGAGCCAGCGGCGCGCGGCCTGGTTCAGGCCCTGCCCGGACCGGCGCGTGACCGCCCACAGCGGGAAGTCCTCGACCCCGGGCGGGCCCTCGTCCAGGGTCGGCAGCGCGGCCGATCCCTCGACGCCGGCGACGCGGGCCAGGCGCACCGGCCCGGGCGGGGACGTGAACCCGCCCAGGTCCAGGCGCGCGACGATGATGTCCGTGCGCCCCACCGTGGGGTCCGACGACGGAGGGAGCGTGACCGCCTGCGTCTGCCCCGCCGGGATGCGGTGCATGAACCCGCCCACGACCGCGACCGAGTCCTGCGTCGCCGACCCGAGCAGCGCGTTGTCCGACCCCGCGGGGAGGGTCAGGGCGTAGGCCGAGCCGTTGACGTCGCCCACGATCGAGGGCTCGGGGCCATTGATCGCGCGCCACACGGCGTCGGTGAAGTTGTACCCGGCGAGCGGGCCGGACTCCTCGGGCATCACGCGCTCCTCTTCAGTAGTGCGATCTCGCGCAGCGCCCGGTTCAGGCGCGCGGCTTGCTTCGTGGACTGCGACGTCGCGCCCGGCGTGCCGACGACGACCGAGACCTTCTCCGCGGCGTTCGGTCGCACCGACGTGGCGATCTCGCGCACCGTGTTGTCCGACACCGCCTCGGGCAGGCCGGGCAGCTCGACCCCGACCCGGTACCCGACGTCGTAGTCGCGGCGCACCTCGACGTCCGGGCCGTCCGCGACCGTGAACTCGACCGTCACCGGGGTCGCGCCCGCGGCGAGGGCCTCGGTACCGGCGCGGATGATCTCGTTCGGGTCGTCGGTCTGACGCTGGTCGACCAGGCGCTCCCGCGCCCGACCCCACAGCACCTCGGCGTCCGCGTCGACGAACTGCGACGCGTCGCGGGCCAGGAGCTCGCCGGCGGAGAACACGACCGCGCGCGTGAGCTCGGGCGCCTCGAGCTTGAACGACCAGGACGTGACCGTGCCGGTCGCGGTCGACTCCGCCGGCCCGAACCGCACGTTCTCTGAGACGTCCGGCACGGCATCGACGGTCAGGAGCAGGCGCGGGGTGCCGGTGGACTCGTCGTGCTGCACATCCACGCGCAGCCGCCCCGCCTCGGCGAGGTCGTGCACCAGACGCCCGAGGTCGTCCATGCGCGCCGAGACCGTCGTCGTCCCGCCCCGCCCGAGCGATGCCGGGAGCACGAGCCTGGACTGCCGCCGGTTCGTGACCGGCGCCGTCGGGCCGAGGTTCGCCGCGATGTACGCCAGGAGCACCGTCTCGACCGGGCCCGTGCGCTTGTCGTGTGTCGCAGAGAACTTCCCCGGTGCGCCCGTCAAGACCTTCGACGGGTCCGGGAACGCGAGCCGTGATGCGACCTCGTCCAGGTCCGAGATGAACCCGAGCGTCGTCACGTCCGACACGTTGCCGTCGTCGTCAGACTCCATCCGCCGCCAGATCGAGTGGACCTGTCCCGACGTGACCTGGTCGCCGTCGCGGTCCAGGATGCAGCCCATGCCCGGCGTGAACACCCGCAGCGCGGACGACGGGCCCGTGAGAACCCAGGTGTTCGCGATGTTGTACCGCTCGACGACGTCGAGCTCGGACCACCGGGTGACCGGATCCAGCGTCCGACCGAGGTCAGCGTCGCGCGGCGAGATCTCCCACGCGCCGCTCACCACAGACTCCGATGCCGGCCACGCCACTCGAGCGCGAGCATCGTCTCGCTCGTCGCATCCGGCACGACGACGTCGAGCACGTTCTCACCCGGCAGGAACGGCGCGAACCTCGACCCGCGCGCCACCCGCCCCGCGGCGAGCGCCCCGTCGAGCCGGATGGACTTCGCCCGCGGGTCCGTCACGATCCGCAGCGTCTTCCCGGCACCGATCGGAGCCGGCACGTGGATGCTCAGGCCCGTGCTCGACGTGATCGTCGCCGACGACGCCGGACCACGGAGCTCGATCGTCGGGAAGAACGGGCGCCCCGACACCATCTGCACGACCATGCCCTCCCCGATCACGGTCGACGGCGCGAGCTGCCGCGTGCCCCACGGCCGATCCGTGCCCGACGTCGACGAGAGGAACGGCTCCGCCGTCCCGAGCGGGAACTCGCGCCGCACCGACTCGCGGTCCAGGGCGAACGGCTGCACGGCGAGCGCCTGGAGTACGAGCCGGTCGTAGTGCGGTAGGTCCATCGAGTCGCCCTCGAGACCGGAGACGTAGGCGAGGGTCAGCTCGCGCCGCCCGGACGCGGTGTCCGCGACGAGCTTGAACGAGCCGTCCCTGGTCATGTCGTCGGTCGTGGGGTCGGTGATGTCGCGCAGCGTCTGAACGATCGCCCACTGCTCGGCTTGGGTCTTGGTGAGGACCGACATCGGGATGATGACGGGCCGCTCGGTAGAGATGACGTCCTCGATGAACCCGCCCTCGACGCCCGGCGTGCCGGCGACGGCGAGTTCTGTCGGGGCGACGCCGAGGCCCTGCGAGCCCTTGAGCATCCGCAGGGCCCCGGCGTGATCCGGTGCCGCGATCGACAGCACCTTCGACCCGTCCATGGACTCGAACCACAGGCGCCGGATGTCAGCCGCCGGCCGCACGACCGGCGGCGGGACGGTCTGGACCGACGCGAGGATGAAGAACGACACGCCAGGTCCTCCTACGACTCGGGGTCGAGCATGTCCGTGATCCGCAGCGCGTCGACGACGTCACGCGCCCGCACCCGCTCCCGGCTCACGACCGTCGTCGGGTAGTTCTTGGTCACCCGGACGCCTTGCGGTGCGGCCCCGGCCGGGTTGGCAACCGCGACTGCGGCACGGAGCTGGTCCGTGCGAGCCGCGGCGACGTCGTCCATGAACCGCGCCCGGGGCGGCCCTCCGGCAGCTAGCCCGACCAGGTCGCCGCGGAGCACCGCCGACCGCAGCCGGTACATCGCCTCGTGCCCGCCGGCGGCTCGAACTTCCGCCGTCGTCCAGACGTGCTCGTCGGGCATGAGCAGCGCCGGAACGGAGTCCCGCCCCGGAGTGCCGAGGTTGCTCGGCACCTCGCCACCACCCGCACGGCGAATGCTGTACGGCGAGCTCGCCGGGTTGTACGACGGGTCCGCGTCGACGCGAGCCTGAATCGTGATCGTCTTCTGGCTCGCGATCCGCACGAAGGTCTCGATCGCCGCGAGCGCAGGGTCGGTGTCCGCGAAGACCTGGGCCGTGTAGTTCCCCGGGATCAGGTCCAGCTTGTCCGCGAGCGCCTGGGCGTCGCCCGCGCTGATGCCGAGGGACTCGGCCATGCGCAGGAAGTCGTCGCGCGAGCGCTGCACCTGCGCCTGGATCTGCTCCTGGGTGGCGCCGTTCTCGTACATCGCCTTCACGACGCGGCCGTTGGCGTTCACGATCTCGTCGAGCGCGGCCTGGTTGGCTCGGCCCTTCTCGGTCGTGATGTCCAGCGCCTGGCCCGAGGCGACGTACTGCTCGACGAGCGCCTGGCCCGCCGCGGTGAGGTTGCCTTGCGCGTCACGCATCTCGTCCGTGACGCCGGCGGACCGCTCGAGCGCCTCGGTGACACCGTCGAGCGCCGCCTCGTACTCGCGCTGCGCCTCACGCTCGGTGAGCACGACGCCGGCGAGCTCGTTGCGCGCGTCGATCAGGTCGCCGATCTTGTCGACCTGTTCGGTGTATGCCTCGGTCGTCGCGCCGACAGCGTCCGTGAGGGCGTCCTCGGAGACGCCCGCGGCCTCGTTCGCGAGGGTCTTCTGCGCGGCCTTCTTCTCGGCCTCGGTGAGCGCGTCCGACTCGGTGTCGAGCGCGTCCGTGAGGAATCGGGCTGCCGCCGCGTTGATGTCACTCTGGGTCGCGTACTCCATGCCCGAGGCGACGTACTCGCGGGACGCCGCGGTGACCCGCTTGATCGCATCCTCGTTGCCGAGGATGTAGCCCTGCAGGTCCTCGATCGCGATCCCGGCCTTGTCGGCCCGGTCGATGAGCGACTCCGCGTCCTGGAACATGTCCCGGAACCACGAGTTCTGGTTCTCGGACAGGGCGTCGTTGATCCGCTTCACCGTGGTGTCGGTGCGGTTGCCGAGCTCGTCGAGGGTGCCGAGGTACTCCTCGGTGCGCGCCTTCGCCGCTGCGGCGTTCTCCGCCCAGACGGTGAGCCCGACGGCGGCCGCACCGAGGGCGAGCCCGAGCGCGCCTGCGGCGAGGCCAGCGCCCTTCGCGGTGATGCCGAGCGCTGCCATCGCGGTCTTCGTCTCGTTGACGGCGATCGCGAGCTTGCCCATCCCGGCGACGCCGAGCGCGACCAGGCCGGCGCCGCCGACGACGAGGAGAGTCGCCTGCTGCACCGGACCGGGCAGCTCGTTGAACGCGTCGACGAGGTTCGTCCCCGCCTGGACGAGCTCGCGCAGCGGCCCGTTCGCGCCCTCGCCCATCGAGATGAACGCGGTGTCGAGCGCGCCGGTGAAGCCCTCCCAATCACCGATCAGGTTGTCGAGCTTCGTCGCGGCGACCTCGGCTGCGTACCCCTGGTCGTCGACCTCTGAGGTCCACTTCCGGATCGCGTCGGCGCCCTGGTCGTAGAGGATGCGCGCGGTCGTGATCTGCTCGTTCCCGAACATCCGGCCGAGCGCAGCCGAGCGCTCCGCCTCGGTGAGCCCGCCGAGCTGCGTCTTGAGCTGGCCCGCGAGCGAGGCGAGTCCGACGAAGTTCCCCTGGGCGTCGAAGGCCGAGATGTTGTATTCGTCCATCGTCTGCTGGGCGGCCTTCGTCGGCGCCGTGAGCGACATCATGACGCCGCGCAGTCCCGTGCCCGCGGAGTCCGCGAGGAGGCCGTTCTCGGCCAGGAGAGCGAGCGTGCCCGATGTCTCCTCGAGCGAAACGCCGAGCTGGGACGCGACCGGGCCCACGTACTTCATGGCCAGGCCGAAGTCGGCGACCTCGCCGTTCGCCTTGCCGGCAGACGCGGCGAGGACGTCCGCGATGTGCGACACGTCCTTGCCCGTGAGGCCGAACTGGTTCATCGTCGTCGACGCGATCGCCGCGGCATCCGCGACCTCGAGTTCACCGGCCGCGGCGAGGTCGAGGGCGCCCGTCAGACCGCCGCCGAGGATGTCCTTCGCCGAGACGCCGGCCTTGGCCATCTCCTCGATGGCGTTTGCCGCCTCCGTTGCGGAGTAGACCGTCGACGCACCGGCGTCGATCGCGGCCTGGCGCAGCGCGACGAGGTTCTCGCGAGCGTCGTCACCGGTGGCCTCGACACCGGACATCGCCTGGTCGAAGTCCGCGAACTTCGCGACCGCGAGCGCCGCGAACCCGGTCAGGCCGGCACCGACGAGGCCGATCTGGTTCGACAGAGTGTTGATCGACTGCTCGTTCTTCGTGACGAACTCGGAGGCTCCGGCGGCGGCCTTCTTCGTCGACGCCGCGGCGTCGTCCATCTTGGACTTGAAGTCGGCGATCTCCGCACGGAGCCGGACGACGATCGAGCGGTCGGCCACAGTTCACCCCCTCCTCGTGGTCGGGATCCGCGACACTTGGCGGATGAGCAACGGGAACGAGGAGGAGCCCGTCGTGGCGGGCGTCGCGGCGGAGCAGGCAGCGACGGACGACCCCAACCGGTGGCGGTCGACGAACCGTGCGCTGCTGATCTCGGCAGCGGTGCTGCTCGTCGTGATCGTGGCGGTCGTCGTGATCGTCCAGGTGCGAGCGCAGCAGGCCCGCGAGGTCCGCACGGACGTCTACTACTGCGTGCAGGACGGGATCGGTGCGTTCGACCGCGGCCCCGAGACCGGGCGGCTGTGCGCCGACCTGCTCGCGAACGAGTGAGCTACTCGATCGGGTGCGGCTTGTAGAGCACGCGCGGGACGACGCCCGGCTCGGGCTTCGGGTTGTCCCGCTTCCACTGCTCGTAGGCGACGACGGCGAAGTTCACGAGCTCGTCGTCGACCTCGTACTCGTCCTCGGTCTTCGGGTCGAGCGCGAGACGTAGCGGCACGCCGTGCGGCCCGAGGCCGTCCTCATACAGGTCCAGGCCTTCCGACAGCGCGCGATCGCGCGTGCTCCACGGCTCACCCGGCATGGACTCTCCGAGGTACTCGGTGGGCCGCACGCCGCGCCGTGTGGCGGCGCGCAGCGCGCGGACTACCCCTGGTCGTCCTTCGAGGGCCGCAGCGATTTTGGGGCCGCGACCGCCACCTCCTGAAGGCTGATCGCTTCGAGCGCCTCCTTGAGCTGCTCGAGGTGTCGCCCGTAGCGACGCGCGGGGTCGGTCGCGATCTTGCGCATGCCGTCGAGCGACGGCTTGGGGTGCTCGACGCCGGCGACGACGACGCTCACGACGGCGGCCTGCACGCAGCGGACGTTCACCTCGGTCGCGAAGACCTTGAGGGCCTCGATGTGCTCGGCGACGCGCTTCGCGTACCGCTCGCGCGTGGCCTTCGGCGCCTTCGGCGCGACGGGCTTCGGCGCCTCGGGCTGCTCGACGTCGGCGGTGAGCGCCTGGATCTCCTCGCGCAGCAGCGCACGGAGGGTCCAGACCTCCTTGTCCGCGTCGTAGCGCGCGTAGAGCTCCTCGGCGGCTGCGTACAGGCTCTCGAGGTGCTCCTCGGCCGCGGCCCGCGTCGGCGACGGGGCGCTCTCGGCGGAGAGCAGCTCGTCCGTCACCGGCGCCGGCGGGGCCTCCTCGCCGAGCAGAGTGTCCGCGGCCTGCTCGGCGGGTCGCTCCTCGCGCGCGACGAGCTCGGCGAGGTCGGCCTCCGCCGCCTCGATCCGGTCGTACATGGGCTTGAGCTCGGCGTACAGCGCGGGGTTGCGGTGCAGCTCGACCTTCACCTGAGTGAAGGTCACGCCGTCGATCCAGTCCTCGACGCTGATGTCCACCTGCTCGATGCTGACGTTGCTCACGGGTCTCTCCACGGGTCTGCACAGGTCACGGGTCGGAGAGTGCCTGCCGGGCCCGGACCCGTGATGAACGGGCCCGGCAGGTGGTGCGGGGGAGGCGCCGGTCAGGGGCCCGCGACGACGCCGTCGAGGACGGCGGTCTGGACGCCGAGCGGCACCGTGCGCTTGACGTATCCGGTGCGCTCGGTCGGCTTCTGCGGGTTGTCCGTGATGACGTGGTAGCACTCGTAGTCCTGCGCCGCGGCCCAGTCCTCGGACTCGTGGGGGCCCTCGCGCTCCACGAGCCACAGGTGCGCGCCCTTGGCGCGGAAGGTGTCCCACGCGATGTCGTTCGCGGGGTCGGCGAGACCGGCCGTCGTGAGGAAGCGGGCGACGACGATTGCCCCCTCGTAGTTCGAGGCGCCGTAGACGACGGAGTTGCCTTCGGCGTTGAGCAGCGGCTCGTTGAGCGTGTCCGAGCCGGTCGGCGAGAGCCGGGTGCCGTTCTTGAACACGCGTCCTGCGAGCTCCACGCCCGCGGCGAGCTCCGCGAGGGTGATCGCGGCGAGATTGGCCGGCTTCTCGGTCAGGGCCGTGAGCCGCGTCCTGGCGTCAGCGAGCAGCAGTGGCATCGGGGATCAGTCCTCCTTCTGGTCCCCGGCGCGCGGGGCCTTCGACTTCTCCCGCCCGGGACCGGGCGGGACGTGGTCGGCGGCGGGCTCGCCGTCGGCCGGCTCCTCGGGCGCGTCGCCCGCGGTCGGCGCGGGCACCTCGTGGTGCCCGCGGATCAGGTGCGGCCCGAGCTTCGGGTGCCCGATCCAGTGCTCCGGCACGTGACGCTTCGCGCCCGTCCGGGTGTCGGTGGCCTCGACGGTCGCCATGACGGTCTCTCCTTCGTGGGTGGTGGATGCCTCACGCCGGGGACGACGCGAGCCGGTACAGGTCGACGGCGAAGCACGGGTGCGTCCCGGTCGCCTCGAGCGTCACGTCGCGGTCGGGCGCGACGGGTCGGGAGTCATGCAGGGCGAGCCGCTCGACGTGCCGGCCAGCGACGACCGGGGCCTGGTCGAGCAGCGCGTCACGCACGACCTTCGCCGCGGCGAACGCGCCCTCCGCGGTGTCCGCGACCGTCGTCACGCCGAGGAGCTCGTCGAGGAGCGTCTGCCGGTCGTCCAGCAACTCGGCGACGAGCAGCCCCGGCGAGCACCACAACAGGACGTAGGGGTACGTCGGCGTCGGCACGACGTCGACCAGGTGCACGTCCATGCCGACGTCGGCAAGCAGCGCGCGCACGCCGTCGAGATGGGCCAGCATGTCGACCGCCGCCGTCACAGGAGGTCCCCGATCGCGTCGAGCAGCGCCTTCTCGAAGTTCGGGATCTCCGCCTCGAGCGCGAGCTGCGGGTCGGGCACCCTTCCGCCGCCGCGGCTCGTGCCGAAGATCGCGACGTTCGCGAGCGATCCCGGCGAGCCCTTGCGCGGCCCGATCTCCGCCTCGATGACCCCGGCGCCGAACACCATGCCGCCGTGCATCGAGTAGTCGATCGCGCGCGCGACCGGCCGGAAGTGCCGCGAGGCGCGCATCTCCGTGCGGAGCTGGTTCTTGATGTTGTTCGCGCCCTTGTGCACGATCGGCCGCACGGTCTTCGCGATGCCCGATCCAGCGGCAGTCAGGTCGGCCGCGAGCGCCCCGAGCTCGGACGTGTCCATGCTGATCGAGGCCACGTCACACCTCCTCCACCGCGAAGCAGCGCTGCGCCGTCGCGAGCGTCTTGCCGAACGGCGCGACGAGCTTGTACGTCGTGCCCTCCTGCAGCGGATCGGCGGGGGCCGTGAGGATCGTGACGACCATGCCCGGCTTCGCCTTGAACGAGCCGACGGGGAAGTCGACGCGGTAGCGCTGCTCGGTGCTGGAGTGCCCGCCCGCCTCGGGGTTGGACTCCTGCGACTGCGCGGCCTGGACCTTGCACGGGCCGCGCGCCCACCGGTGCGTCTCGGGCCACGCGGGGTCGGGGTAGACGACCGTGCGCGGCACCGTCGACTTGCCGGTCGCCCGGTCGACGGCGGGGTCCCCGAGGACCTCGACCGTGCAGGTGTCGATCATGAGCGCCTCGGCGTCCGAGCGGGCCTCAGCGATGTCGTCGAGGATCTCGCTCATGAGGTCGGCCCGAGGTCGACGAAGAACATGCCCGGGACCGGCGCGGTGCTCATCTCGGCGAAGAGCTCGTCCCACTCCTCGTCGGTGAGGGCGAGGCGCCCGTCAGACCCGCGGTCGCGAGTGCGGGTACGAGACCAGTCGTCGACCTGCCGCGTCTCCGACCGCCAGCCCTCGGGATTCTGGAGCTTGCGGACGACGACGTCGGACTCGATGCGCACGACCGTGTCGAGCTGGATCGTGCCGGCCGTGACGAGCGCGTTCAGGTCCTTGATCCGCCCACGGATCTTGCTCTCGACGTCGACGAGGTGGACGGTAGCCGTCTCCTCCTCGTCGACCGGCGTGGTCTTGAAGGGGCGGCCGAGCCGCTTGCGGACGTCCTCGGTGTTCGCGTAGGTGGCCACGGCCGCCCCCTCTCTCAGTCGCCGTCGATGACCTTGGTCTCGCCGGTGTCGATGTTGTGCTCGATGGTCACCTGCGTGCCGTCGGGCTTGGTCTGGGGGTACCGCTCGACGCGGTGCTTGGGCCCCTTGCTGCGCCCGGAGGGCTTGGGCGCCGCCGGCACGGGCGTGACCGCGTTCACGGTCCCGGCCCTCTTCGCCTCCTCACCGGGGTTCGGCGGGGTCGACGTCGCGCGCTCGTGCGGGTCGGTCGTGTCGGCCGCCCCGTCGCCGGGCGCGGTCGTCGACGGCTTCGTCGTGTCGTCGTCGAGGGTCGTGCTCTCGGGCGTCGACGTCGTCGACGTGCCCGCGTCCGCCGGCTTCTGCTCGGCGGCCTCGGCCTCGGCCTTGGCCTCCGCCTTCGCCTCGGCGTTCCTGCTCCTGCTGCGCTGCGTGGTCATGACGCAGTCCGTCCTTCCGTGCTGTGAGGATGTGCGGTCGGTCGGTGCGCGCCCGCCGTCGGGCGGGCGCGCACCGGGGGAGGCGTCAGGAGTTGAGGACGCCGCGCAGGCGGGCCGCGGCCTTGCCGCCGAAGAGCGCGAGACCGGTGTAGAACTCGATCCGCGTCCGGTAGGCGGGCTTCTCCTGGAGCTGGCCGAGGTCCTCGACCTCGACCCCGCCGTTGGTGAGGCCCGTGACGGCCTGGTCCTCTTCGCCCTCGCCGAAGCGCACGGCGTAGATCGAGGACGCGGCCGTCGCGGTGCCCTGCGTCTCGTTCTGCCCGATGATCGGGGCACCGGCAGCCGTCGCCCCGATGTCGAGGAGCGGGATGCCGTTGTACTGCACGACGCGCTTGCCCGTGAGGTCCTCGCGCACGATCTCCGTGCCGCCGATGCGGCGGCCAGCGGACTTCACCTTCGCGATGACGAACGAGTTCGCGTAGAGCGCGCCGTTGGTCCCGTTGATGCCGGGCACGCGCCCGATCAGCTCGTCGAGCAGGTCGAAGAAGTCGTGCGCGTCCGAGGCGCCGTTGCCGACGACCGGGTGGCCGTTGGTGCCCGCGTCGAGGACCTGCGCGCCGACGAGGCGCTTGCGGAGCCCGTCGAACCCCTTCGGCTCGACGGCGATGTCGCCGTTGATGAAGGTGTCCTGGAACTTGTAGCTCGCGGCCTTGACCTTCATGCGCGTCTGCACGGCGCGCTGGTCGTTGAGGTTCCCGCGGGTCTTGACGATGAACCGGTCGACGTCCGCGTCGCCACCGAGGATGACGAGCGACTCGCTCTTCTGGTTCACCGTGCCGGTGGACTCGGTGTACGCCTCGTTCACCGCGCGGAACGCGACGCCGGGGAGGGTCGCCTCCTCGTTGTACGCGTAGGCGTTGCCCTCGATCTCCATCAGGGGAATTCGGTCGAGGACGGACGACTCCTGCACGAACGTCTCGATGACGCCGCGCTTGAGGGTCGTGGTCGACAGCTTCGCTGCCTCCGGGAGCGTGATGGCCATTGCCGGCCTTCCTCTCTCTTCTCAGGGTTGTCCGGCAGGACCTGGCCGGCCGCCGGGGCTCTACTTGCTGGTCTCGGCGTAGGCCGCGCGCAGCGTGCCGATGCCGGGGGACGTGACGACCTGGTCGCCGCCGCGAGCGCCCGCGCCGGGCACCTGGTGCTTGCCGTCGTCGCCGGTGTCGACGAGGTACGGCTTGTCCTTCGCGAGCGCCTCGACGAGCTCCTTGACGGCCGCTCCGTCGACGAGACCGTCGTCGTCGACCGCGACGTCGCCGAGCTTCGCGCCGAGCTGGGCGATGACGTCGCCCGGGTCGCGGAACTTCGCCGCGGCCGCGAGCGCGCGCGCCTCGGCGTTGACGAGCTGCGCGCGCGTCTTGCCCGTGACCTCGTCACGGACCTCCTTGCGCGCCGCCGCGAGCGCCTTCTCGTGGTCGCTGGCGTTCTGGGCCTGCAGCTCGTCGAACTGCGAGGCCTTCTCCTTCAGCTCGGCGTAGTCCGAGTACTCCGCGGTCGCGCGCTGCAGACGCTGCGCGATGATGCGGTCGACGTCGGCCTGCGTGAAGGTCTTGCCGGCGTCGCCGCCGTCGCCGCCCTGCCCGCCGTCGCCGGCACCGCCTGTGCCGCCGGTGCCGCCCGCGCCGCCGTCGCCGCCCTCGCCGGCGGTCATGAACCGCAGACCGCGGAGGTTGAGGACGCGCGGGACGCCGATGTTCGGCGCCTGGTAGCGGGGTGCGGGGAGGGTCGTGGTCGTGTTCGTCATGTGGTTCTCCGTGAGCCCGTCGGCATGCCGTCCGTTGAGCGCCGGACGTGGGCGCCACCCCGCGAGGAGCGGGGGAGTCTGTTCAGTCGACGAAGATCTCGCCGCGGGTGTAGAGCCAGCGGCGGTAGTCGTTCTCGACCTGGGCCGCGATCTGCGGCGTGAGCGGTGCGCGCGTGCCCGCGGCCGCGCCGCGGCGTGCGCCGGCCGGGTCGGGCGTGTTCCCGAACGCGGGGGAGGCGTAGGGATTCTTCCCCTCGAGCACCAGGCGGTAGCGCTGCTCGGCGTCGTGCAGGCGCCGTTCAGCGGCCGTCATGGTGTACCGGACCGAGGGGTCGCGAACGCCCGTCTCGCGAGCGCGCAGGACCGCGTCCGAGGCCGCGCGGCGGGTGCCGCCGCGGCCCATCTGCCCGTACCCCTCCACGCGGCCGCGCAGCGACCCGCCGGGCGTCTGGCCGCCCGGGAGGATGTACCCCTGGTCGCGCAGCGCCTGCAGCGCCTCCTCGCGCGTCCGTGACGTTCGGTAGATGCCGTCGGGCGTCATGCGCCGTTGCCCGGGCCGCAGCAGGCCGCCGGCGTGCCCGACGCGCGTCGTGCCCTCCGTCGTGAACAGGCCCGTGACGCCGCGGCGAGAGTTCACCACCTGGTAGATGTCGGCGCCGTCGCGGATCGCCTGCGCGCTGGCCGGACCGAACACGGAGTCCTGGGCCGCCTCGTCGAGCGAGCGGAAGTACTCGTAGGGGTCGTCGACCAGGCCCTCGCGCCTCGCCGCGTCGAGCGAGCGACCCATCGTCGCGACGTGCACGCAGTCGCAGCGCGGGTGCCGCCGGAACCCGTCGTTCCAGCGGTAGACGCGCCCTGCGAGGACGATGCACCGGTCGCACGACGGCGGGTTCAGCATGCGCGTGTACGAGCAGCTCGGCCGCGCTGCGACGTCGACGCTCGCCGCACCGCGGCCCGCGTCGGACACCTGCGTCTTGACGATCTGCTCGAGGTAAGCCCGGCCCGTCGCCAGGGCCTTCACGAGCGGGACCCCGCCCGCGAGAAGGTCCTTCACCGCTGGGATCGGCGAGTACAGGGCCGCCTCGAGCGATGCGCCCGAGGAGGAGTAGCCGACGAACGCGCGCGGGTCGACGAAGCCTCGCGGGGCCTCCCACGAGCCTTGCGCAGCGAGCGTCGACGCAGCGTAGCTCGCGCCCGAGACCGCGGCGTCGTACTGCGCGCCGCCGACCTCGAGCACGAGCGCCGGCAGGACGTCGCGCCACGACGCCGTGAGCGAGCCCGTGCGCAACTCGCCCCACGCCCGCGTGGCCGCGCGCAGCGCGCGGTTGCGGGTGCGCCGCACGAGCGCGTAGTGCTCGACCGCGGCGGCGGGGATCTGGGCCACGTCACACCTCCGCGAGCGCCGGCTTCTCGTCGACGGGGCCGTTCGGCGGCTCGACCTCCGGGACCTCGTCGAGCACGGCGTTCGCGCGTGCGGCGCGCTCCTGGGCGGACTGGTTCGTCCACTCGCGGACCTTCTGCGTCGTCGCGCCGGGCAGCATCTGCCACGCGGCCCGCTCGGGGAAGCCCGCACCGATGAGCTTCACGATCGCGTCCACGGTCTGCGCGAAGCTGCGCGCCTCCGCGTCGGCCCAGATCGTCTCGGTCGCGTAGGTGCCGAGCTCCCAGCCGGCCGCGAGCCCACCGAGCCGCATCAACTTCTCGATCGACTCGCCCCAGCCGCGCTTGAGGTCGGACACGAGGGCCTGCAGCGTCGACTCGGCGCCGGCCAGCGCGTCGCCAGACAGGTTCGACATCCGGGTGAGCAGGTACTGCGGCGGCACCTGGCCGATCGCGAAGAACTGCGACAGGAACTCGCCGAGGACCTCGGTGTAGTTCTTGAGGTTGGACTCGGCCATGTCCCAGACCTTGGTGTCCTTGCCCGGGAACACGAGCAGGCGGTCGACGGCGGCCCGGCCGGGCGCGTTCAGGAGCGGCTTCGGCTGGTTGTTCTCGTCCAGGACGAAGTTGCCGTCCTTGTCCTTCTGGTAGATCGGCTGCCCGCTGGAGTCGCGGAGCACCGGGTCGTACCCCGAGACTCCGCGCTGCCGGTACGCCGAGTACTGCATCGCGAGCAGGGTGTTGAAGCGGATCGTGTTGATCGCGTCCTGCTGCGGCATGAGCTTCTCCATCGCGGAGTGCGGCACACCGTCGCCGTCGAGACCGACGTCGAACGACACGAACGGCACCTCGCCGAAGCCGTGAGTCCCCTCCGCCTTGTGCGTCCACTCGCCGAGGACGCCGGCCCGCTCGAACATGGCCCACGACGTGGCGTCGTAGACGTAGGCGCGCTCGGTCGGGGCGCCGAGCGTGACGCCGGCGGGGAGCAGGATGCCGGACTGCATGACGGGCGGGTTGAGCGCGATGACCTTGACCGCGTACTCGGTCTCGAACGGGTCCTCTGGGTCCGGCTCGAGCCAGACCCGGCGCGAGGACTCGACCGAGATCTTCGCCTTGCGGCGCGAGCTCGTCCCCTTCGTCACCGACGCGACGCCGCGCCCGTGCACCATCGACTGCGTGAAGACGATCGGGATCCGCTCGTCGAGCTGGTTCGGCTGCCACAGCTCGTTCCAGACCGTCTCGTCCGCGTCCGCGTCCTTGCCCGTGCGGAACCCGTCCGGGCGGCAGCGCTGCACGGGCGCGAGCATCGGGATGGGGAGCCAGTTCGCGACCGACTGCTCGCGCAGGTCGAGGTACTCGGCCGAGACGCCGGGCGGCGCGTAGGGCAGGTCCTGATCGCCTTGCAGGTATGCCTCGCGGCGCTCCCACTGCGACTTCTGCTTCGCCAGTCGGGCGACGCCCACCTCAAGGCGTTCACGGGCGGTGCGAGCGTTCACGCCATGCCTCCCGTCTACGAGAACCCGTACATCACGTTCGACACCCCGGGTGCCTCGTTCTTCGCCGCGCGCAGGCGGCCGTCCATCGCCGTCACCGCGGCCGATATCCCGTCGATCCGGGCCATGGACGTCTTGCGGTTCGGCTTCACCGGGCGGATGTTGTCGGCGTCGTCGCGCTTCACGTCGACGACCGACGCCATCCACCGCAGCACCGGGTTCCTGCCGTCGCCGTGGCCCATCGTCTTGCCGCCGAGCAGCCTCTCGACCTCCTTGCAGGAGGGTGAGAGGCCGAGGAACGTCTGCGGCACCGGCGAGAGCTCGACGGCGCCGAGCTCCTGGTCGAGCTCCTGCACGAGCTGGCCCGCGAACATCCGGTCGTAGGAGACCCGCTGCATCGCGAAGTGCCGCATGTCGCCGAGCACCGCGGCCTTCACCGCGGAGTAGTCGATGACGTCACCCTCGGTCGCCTCGACGTGGCCCGCCGAGATCCACTGCGAGAGCGGGACGTGGAGCTGCTGCTCGAGGTACTCCACCCGCTCGGCCGGGACCCAGAACCGCGTGAAGAGGTCGAGCTCGCGGCCGGGCCCGTTGGCCTCCACCCACACCGCCCACGCGGTGAAGTCGGAGACCGCTGACAGGTCGAGGCCGCCCCACGCGCGACGGCCGCGGAGGTCCGCACGCTCGGCGCCATCGGGGCACGCGTCCCACTGGTCCAGGTCGATCCACCGCGCGCCCTCACGGCGACGCAGGTTCAGCGACAGGCGCTCGAACCCCGGCCGCGCCGACGGCGTGCTCTGCGCCTTCTGCGCCTCGCGACGCATGTACGCGAGCGTGGGCGACTTCCCGAGACCGGGGTTGGCCTTGCGCCACGTCGACTCGAGGAACGGGTCGTCCTTCTCGCCGGCGGCCCAGATCACGCCGTAGTGCCCGGTGTCGTGGATGACGCCGTTCGCGACGTTGCGCGTGTACAGGTGCTTCTCGTCGTAGATCGTGCCCTCTTCCGCCTCGTCGGCGGTCGTGATGAACACGATCAGCGGCTGGTCGCGCGCACCGGTCCCGGTCTCGATCGCCTCGACGAGCGCGCGGCGTAGACGCAGCGTGTGCACCTCGTCGACGACGGCGCCCGAGACGTTCAGGCCGTGCGCGGTCTCCGCGACGCGCGAGAGGACGCGCAGGATCGAGCCCGTCTTGGGGACGCGCACGACGTTCTTGAGGGGCTCGATCCGCCGGCGAGCCGCGCGCGACGTCGTCAGCATCCGCTTCGCGTCCTCGAACACGCGCTCGGCCTGCTGCGTCGAACCGGCGGCGTTGTACACCTCGGCGCCCGGCTCGCGGTCGGCGAGGAGCAGCACGTTCGAGATCCCCGACGAGATCGTCGACTTCCCGTTCTTGCGCGGGATCTCGATCCACGCCGTGCGGATGACGCGCACGACGGCGTCGATCTCCGCGTCGTGGTAGACCCACCCGAAGATCGGCGCGACGATCCAGACGACCTGCCAGGGGTCGAGCCCTTCGCCGAGCTGCAGCCGGACGCCGGCCCATCGGCCCTTGGTGTGCTTGAACATCCCGAGCGCGCGCAGTGCGCGCCGGGCCCGTTCGACGTCGTACCAGGCGCCGGGGTGCTTGTCGGCCTGGAACGCGAGGACGAGCGGTGCGCGCTCGCGCGCGTCGGCGATGTCCTCGTCCGTGAGCCCGAGCTCGAGCAGCGCGTCGTAGGGCACCGGGAGCGGGACCTCAGTCGAAGACCCCGTCTTCGTCGTCGTCATCGCCGCCTCCTCGCCCACCGAGACGGGTCGCCGACGACGGCGTGAGCCCCAGCTCGGCGACGAGAGAGCGGAAGTTCGACCGGTACTGGTTCAGCACCGTCACCCACGGGTTCTTGACCAGACCACCGCGAGCGCCAGCGACGACGATGCCCTCCATCGAGATTGCGCGCTCGCCCTGCTCGATCCGGGCCCACGTCACGCAGAGGTCGACGAGCGTCTCCTGCTGCTCGCCCACGAGCCCGACCGAGCGCGAGAGCGTCGGGGCGACCTTGCGCCAGAGGGCCGCGGCCGTCTTGCGGGCGCGCAGCTCGGGGCGGGTCGGGCCGGGGAAGTACTGCGACCACGCCGGCTCGATGAGCGCGGACGGCGGGAGCTGGACCGCGTCGACCACCGGACGGTGCCCGGGGTTGCCCTCACGGACCACCGCGAGCGCCGGCTTCGGCTTGCGACCACGCACCGCCACGAGCCACCACCTCCGACGTCCTCGCAGGTCAGGTGACAGAAACCGAGAATTTCGCGGGTGTGAGAATCCACCTCCCCGGCGGTCCGCCGGCCGACGGCCGGAGGGGGTGCCCCCCACCCCCTCCGACGACCGTCGACGTCGAGGTCATCGACCTCGACGAGCACCTCGTCGACCACCCGCGGACCGGTTGCAGCGCTCGCACTCGGGACCTGTGTACTTGCGCCGGTCGTCGGTGTGCCCGAGGTCCCATGCGTCGCCTGGTCGGATGCGGCGGCGGTGGCAGCGAGCGCACCACACGGTCTCGCTCGCGTCGATCCGTCGCTGCCAGTCGCGGCGCAGCGCGTCGTGCGCTGCGTCGTAGCCGCGAGCCTGCCGGGTACCGCGACGGTCCTCGTACTGCTGGGCGTGAGCCGGGCAGTACCGGACGCCAGGGGGTAGCAGCGCCGAGCACGAGGGCGAGCCGGTGCAGCGCTTGCGCGGTGCGCTCGGCATCAGCCGTGCCCGTCGTCGTCCGGACGGCGGAAGCCGATCGGCCGCTCCGGCGCGGGGTGGGGGTCTGCTCGCTCGACGAGCGCGTCTAGCTGGGAGTCCCGCTCGCCGGCCTGCTCGCTCGTGCCGTGCCCGTGCGTGACGTCCAGCGTCAGGCTCAACCTGATCCGCAACGTGTGCCTCCCGCCGTCGCCGGTGACCCGTGCCGAGATCCCGTGGTCTGTGTGTCGCACGGTCCGGGCGACGGCGGGGGGAGAGGAAGGGGGCCGGCGACGTCGGACCGCACGACGTACCACGCGCCGCCCCAACGGCGCGCCAGCCCCGCACCCGACCAAGGCCGGGACGGTCTGCTCTGCCCGGGACGTGCCCCGGGCAGCACGAAGGCCCCGTCTCCACCAGGAGCAACGGGGCCTTCGGAGCCACTTCTAACGACTGAACCACAGGTTAGCGCACAGACCCCCGATCGGACTACACGAGTGTGATTCGGCGGGTCGCTTCGGCGCGACCATGCGCCTCGGTCATGCCTGGGTAGACAGCCAGAACGCGACGACGATGACACCCACGATCACGACCCAGGTGCTCGGCCGCCACCAGAACGGGCCGCGACGAGCAGCTCGCTCGGCCTTCTGTGCTCGAAGCTCAGCGTCTTGCCGCGCCAGGCTGGCCCTGTAGAGCTGGCGCGCCCGCGCATCCCGCGCAGCACGTGCGTCGAGGATCTCGCTGACCTCGTCATCGCTGTAGGGGCTCTCGTCGTCGGTCATGGCGATCAGTCTCTCGCGATCGCGAGAACATGGGCGCGCGCTGCCTCCCGCTCGGCGCGGCGGCGGCGCATCTCCTCGAGCGCGGAGAGCGCGTCGGCGACGACGTAGAGCGGCCGGCCGCGCGCGTCGCGAGCGACGACAGGCGCCCACGGCACGGCGATGTCGAGGGCCGGTGCAAGCAGCCCGCGCGACGCCCACGTCCGGATCAGGTTCGGGGTGACGTCGAACCCGAAGCCGGACAGGGCGAGCGCCATGTGCGTGGCGTTGAGCCGCTTCCCGTGCGCGAGTCCGAGCAACTCGGCCTGCCGATCGTCGACGTCGACGATCGCACCGCAGATCCGGCACTCGACGAGGTCCCGGTTCGGCAGGGCGTAGAGCTGGTTCGTGCAGCGGGGCTGCTCGCGGGCGTCGACGGCGGGGAGGAAGCCACCGCACGGCCCGAGGTACACGCGGTCCGCGGGCCGGTCGACGGCGGCGTCCGCAGCGCTGATCCACGAGGTGAGCCACCGGACCCACTCGCCGCCGTTGTGCTGGGCGCGGATCCACGGGACCTGCGCCGCGAGCCAGCGGCCGAGGGCCGTGAACGTGTTCGGGGGTCGGAAGTACTCGCGGTCGGCGGCGATCGTGTCGGCCGCGTGCGTGAGCTCGACGAGGAGGCCGCGCTCGACGTCGGCGGCGCGCTCGTTGAACGGGACCGGGGACTCGTCGGGACGGGCAGCGGCGAGGCCCGACGTCGAGAACCGCATCCCCTTCACCCGGGCGTCCTCGAGCGCGAGGCCGAGCAGCGGGACGTGGAGGAGCGAGATCGCGAGGTCGTTCGCGCAGTCACCGCACACGGTCATCCCCGGTGGGACGAGGCTCGTGCAGCCCTGGACCTGGCAGCGGTTGAGGTTCATCGGTCATCTCCTGGTGAGGTGCGACGCCCACCACGGCGACCACGACGACGGCGCGCGGGCTGGGGTGGTGGTGGGGCGGCTGGGTCTGGTGGTGGTGGAGTCGTGCTGCCGGCTTCCGCGGGTAGGTGGGTAGAAGAGGTACCCGACCCGTCCCGACCCGACCCGGCAGAACCCGTTTCGTCAGACTGCGGAATAGGGGTTCGGTAGGCGTTTCGCGGGGTGTTTCTCGGGCCGTTCCCGGGCCCTGTGGGCGCTGCTGGTCGCACACGCTGGGGTGCGGTGCCGGCGGCCGCCGCGAGCGCCTGAGGGTCGCGTGGTGGCGCTGCGGGTCGCACTCCGGGGGTGGGTGCGGTGTCCGCTGCTGCCTGGTGGTGCGCGGGGGCCTCGTCGCTTCGGTAGGTGGGCTCGGTGGGGTAGCCGTTCTTCGTGAGGAAGCGCGCGGAGTGCGCGCCGTAGTGCGGGTACTCGGGTTCGTCGCGGAGCTTGTGCTCGGCGTCCCAGAGGTCGGTGTCCGCGCCGCGGGCACGGTTGCAGCGGCGGCAGGCGATGACCATGTTGTCGACGGTTCCGGGGACGTCGAGGCCCTCGAGGTGGTCGGGCTCGGCGTGCTGCTGGCCCTTGCGGCCGGTCCAGAGGACGACGATGCCGCACCAGCGGCAGTTGTCGCCGTCGCGGAGGAGGAGAGCGACGCGCAGGGCGTCGTCGCGCAGCTCGTTGCGGTAGCGGGCTTCGCGCTCGAGTTCGGCCTTGGTGCGGATGTGGATGAACTCGGGGTCGGCGCGGATCGTCCAGTACTGCAGGCCGCCGCGGCGGCCGACGGTCAGGACGCCGGCCTTCACGAGCAGGCGCAGGAGCTCGTCGGTGCGGGCACCGCCGATCATGTAGGCGGTGCCCGCGTCGATCTCGTAGTCGGTCTTGTGCGCGCCGGAGAGGGTCGCGATCCTCGCGAGGAAGCCGAAGGCCTCGTTGACGGTGCGCTCGTCGGCGCCCTTCATCCCGTGCAGCTTCATCAGCGCCGGGTAGGTCGCAGAGTCGTCACCGAAGCGGACCCATGGCATGGGTGCGTTGTCCTCTCGTCGCAGCGTGGGGGTCGGGGGCGGTCAGTCGCTGCACCGGCACTCGCCGGTTTGCGGGTTGATCTGGCCGCCGCAGGAGTCACAGCGCATGACCAGGGAGCGGAGCGCTCGGGTCAGGGGCTTGAACATCGGGGGTCACCTCCTCTCGTGGTCGTAGGGGACGGGCTCGCAGCGGGACGGGGTCACCGGGCTCGACCGCGCGCGGCCAGTGACCGGTCGCCTTCGCGTGGCCGGTCTTCGACCCGGGCCGGGTCGTGAACCAGCCACCGCAGACCGCGCAGTCGATGACCTCGTAGTCACCCAGCACCGCGACCCCGCCCGCCGCGACGGCCACGTCGACGACGCGGCCGCGCCGCGGCCGCGAGCGCCGCGAGGTGGGTGTCCTCGGCGCGGTGCAGCTCCATGTGGCGCGGGGTGACGTGCACGGCGTTCTGGCCGTCCACGGAGCCCTGCACGAGGACGAACGCCTTGCACGGGGCGCACCAGACACGGACGAGGCCGTCGTGCTTCTTCGCCTTCGTCTCAGCCACGGTGCGCGCGCCGGCGGTCGATCGCCTCGGCCCACTGCTGGGCGACGGCCGCGACCTGCACGAGCTCGGTCCGCAGGCGGGCGGGGTCGTCCTCCGCGAGCGCCTCGAACACCTCCTCGAGCAGGATGTGCCGCCAGGTGACCGTGCCGGCGTTCGCCGCGGTGTCGGTCGACGACGTCGCGCGGCGCGCGAGCCACTCGGCGGGCGCCGAGTCGTACAGCGTTCGCAGCGGGTACGTGCCCGGGCCCGTGCCGTCCGGGTGGTTCTGCACGCCCCACTTCACGTCCTGGCGCGCGCGTTCGGCCGCGACGTCGTCGGCGACCGAGGAGCGCACGGCGAGCGGGCACGTGGCGTCGGGGGCCTTGTTCCACGCGAGCGCCTCGTCGACCGGCGCGGTCGTCGACGCGCCGCAGTCGCACGTGATCGTCACGGACGCGCTCATCGGGCGGCCTCCGCCGGCTCGTAGGACGCTGCGAAGACGTCGGGCTTGCAGGAGTAGTACTCGCCCTTCACGCCGCGGATGATCCAGTCGCCCATCGAGGCCTGCATGACGCCCTCGAGCGTGGGGATGTCGATCCAGTACCGGACGTCGGTGCGGTCGCTGGGCTTCGCCTCGCTGCGGACGCGTCCACCGCACCAGCGCGCGATGTCCTCCATGTCCTGCCACGAGTCGAACTCCACGGCCTCGATCTCGACGGGCTTCTTGCGGTACCTCGCCGGGCGTGCCCCGGCCGCGACAGGGGCCACAGAGAGCGGGGAGACCCCGACCTTGGCGGCCGCCGCCATCACGTCGCCGTCGTCGGGCTCCATCCCGCTGCCCCACGGAGGGCTCACCAGGACGCCGAGGTGCTTTGCGATCGCGGCGACGTTCTTCTCGACCGCGATCAGGCGGTCGCTCTCAACGAATGGGTCGGGGTGGTGGACCATCAGGACTCCTTGGGGTTCGGGAGGCCCGCGCGGACGAGCGCGGGTCGAGGCTCGGGGCGGGCGAGCGGCCGCAGCCGGTCGGCCCAGCGCTGGCGGGTGTCGGCGAGCTCGGGCTGCTCGGTGTCGCGACGGTGGATCGGCAGGAGGATCCCGACGAAGTCGCGGTCGACCTGGACCGTCCACCCGTAGGCGCCGATCCCCTTGCGCAGTGCCATCTCGAGGCGCAGACCGTCATCGCCGTATGCCTTCGCCGACGTGACGAAGCGGGCGAGGAGCTGCGGGTTCACGGACGCGTCCGCGGACTCGTCGGGCGGCGTGTCGAGGAACCGCGCGGTCACGCCCGGGATGTCGGGATACGACGACTCCGACTCGCCGAGCGCGGGCAGCCGCGGCACCGACAGCGAGCGCCCCTCCATCACCGGGGAGTCCTCGAGCCACGAGACCTCGTCGTGGGTGATCCGGAGCGTGAACGCCTCCTCGTTCCACATCGCGCGCTCGTCCTTGTTCGACGGCGGCGTGAAGACAGCGAGGACCTCGCGCACCGACCGAGGCTCGAGGTCGACGACCGCGAGCTCGGGCAGCGCGACGACGTCGTGCACGTGGATGCGCGCAACCGCGGCCGTCGATCCGGCCGTCGCCGAGACGAGCAGACGTCGAGCGGACTCGAACGTGAACCGGACCCGCGAGAGCATCTCCGTCGAGCCCACGTGCGGCATCACCGCGGCGAGCGCGCACCGCGTCGACGCGCGGCCGATCTGCACCTCGAGCGCGCTCACGGGCGACGCTCCCGCCCGAGCGCGCGCGTCGCCTCGTCGTCGGGCACGCAACGGCCCTCGTGGCTCACGTCGAGGCCGCAGTTACCGCCCCACGTCCGCTTCCCGCACCAGCGCGACGTCGCCGCGCAGTCCGGGCAGAGCCAGCAGCCCTCGCGGTCGAGGACGAACGGGCCGGTCGTCGAGCCGCACTCGCACCGGGTCGGCTCGTCGACGCCGGCGATCGCCGTCACGACGCCGAGAGCCGGAGCCGAGTACTCGACGCGCGCGAGCGCCACGTTCACCGCGCTCTGCATCGCGCGCAGCGAGCGGACGTTCGACTGCTCCGCCGCCACCGCGTCGAGCAGGTGCGGCAGCGCGTCGAGCGCCTGCTCGTGCTCGTGCTCGTTCACTCGCTCGCCCGCCGCGATGACCGTCGCCGCACGCTGGACCGCGAGCAGCGCCGAGTACTCCTCGGTCGTGATCGTCGTCGTCGTCATCGCGCGCACCCAGCCGCGAGCGCCGAGCGGTGGGCCCAGCCGCGGACGGCCGCGGCGGCGAGCGCGGCGCCGTGGACCGTCCCGGCGAGGGTGTTGCGGACGTACCGCGTGAAGTCGTCGTAGGACTTGGTGGGGTCGAGGGCGTGCTCGAGGTAGACACGGGTCTCGGCGGCGACGTCGTGCGCGATGAGCGCCGCGGCGAGGGAGTCGGCCGCGAGCGCGACGCGCAGGGCGTGGAGCTCGTCGTCGACGATGTCGGCGACGGTGCTGTGCGCGAGCGCGCGGCCGAGGCCGGCGGTCTTGGGCTCGGCGACCCAGGTCGACGCGAGGCCGAGGAGGACGCGCTCGACCTCGGGGTCGATCGGCGTGACGTGCGTCGCGCTCGGGCGGGGCATGGTCGCGACGGTGTGCTCGATGGCTGGCTGCTCGGCACCGAGCTCGGCGGCGAGCCGGCCGTCGAGGAAGAGCGAGTCGGCGATGCGGGTCCAGGTCATGAGGTCTCTCCCGGGGTGATCGTGGTGGGCTGCGGGGCGCGGAGCTCAGCGAGCACCCGCCCCTCGAGGAGGTCGAGCGGGCGCCAGACACCGACGTCCGCAGCGCCGCCGAGCTCGGCGAGCACGCGGCGCTGCGCGTCGGACAGGCGGCCGGTCTGGGTCTTGAGCTCGCGGAACAGCAGGCGGCCGCGAGCGCCGTGCGCGAGGACGAGGTCGGGGAAGCCGGGCTCCGACCGGCGCGAGTCGTGCGTGTGGTAGACGAAGAACCCGAGCTCGCGCGCCATCGCGATGACCTGCGCCTGCAACGCGGCTTCCTTCATGCCGCGCGCGATGTCGGCGCGGTACTCGTCGCGGGTCATGACCTTCACGCCGGCCCCCGCTCGCCCTCGAGCACGCCTGCGGCCGCGGTGAGCAGCGCCGCGGCCGCGCGCAGCAGCTCACCCACGGGGGACACGGCGGGCGGGTTCGCGACCGGACGAACCTCGTGCACGAAGGGCGGGACCTCGACCAGGCCCGCGAACGCTGCCGCCGTGTCGCGCAGGGTGCCTTCGTAGTGCGCGAGGTCTGCGGTCAGCATCGCGCCGGGCACGGGCACGGGCACGGGCACGGGCTCGGGCACGGGCTCGGGCTCGTCGGCCACGGGCGGCGCGGCCGACTCGACGACGGGCTCGTGGAGCGCGAGGTCGGTCGCGTCGGGCTCGGCCGGGATGCCGCCGTCCGCGCGCAGGTACGCGGCGAGGAGGCGCTGGGGGACGGTGCCGGTCGCCGGGCACGCGAGGTCGTGCTCCTGCGCCCACGCGCGCACGTCCTTCGACGTCACGCCCGCCGCCTCGAGCCGCTGCCGCATCAGCTCGGACGGCGTCGCGCGCTTCCGGTTCAGGTCCGCGGCGCGCTCGTGCGCGGCGGGGCGCGCCGGGATCTCGTGGTCGCGCATGATGCGCTGCACGACCTTCGGCGTGAGGTCGAGGCGCTCCGCGACCTGCTCCTGCGTGAGCTGCTCCTCCCCGCCGTACAGGCGGCGCACCGCCTCGACGACCTCGGGGGAGTCCGCGGCCTTGTTCCGGCCTCCGGAGTGCGTCGTGCGGTCGTCACGGAGCACGAGCCCCGGCGTCTCGACCAGCACGCGACGCACGGTCGACGTCGAGTGCCCGCGGCGCTTCGCGATCTCCGGGATCGAGCGGTTGTCCTCGAGGTACTCGCGCACGATCCCGGCCTTGTCGAGCGGCGGATGCGCGCGCGCCGTGCGCTCGACAGGCTTCGCGGCCGGGCGCGGCTTCGGGGCCGGCTTCGGCGCCTCCACGTCGAGCACCTGGCGCCCGTCGTCGCGGTGGTCCTGCAGCGTGTTCTCGATCGCGACCCGCTGCCCGAGCGACGTCGGCGCCATCTTCTCGACGGCCTCGCGGATGTCCTCGTCGATCCGGCCGTGGGACGGGTCCGGGGTGGGCTCCTCGACCGGCTCGGCGACGACCTGCTCGGGCTCCGGCTCGACGACGTCGTCGACGAGGTCCGGCGTCGTGAACTTGGCCTCCGCGAGCGCCTCGTTCGCCGGGGCCGCCGCCTTCGCCTGCGACTCCGACGCCGCGCCCCGCTCCACCAGACCCGCGAACGGGGACGACGAGCGGCGGCGCTCGGCCTTCGCCTCCATGCGTGCGCGGACCGCGTCACGGTCCTCGCGCTCCTCCCTCGGCAGACCCGCCGCGGCGTCACCGTTCACGACGCCGCCAGCGACCACCGTGCCCGCGCTGCGCATCACTCCTCACCACCTGGCAGACGGCCCGCGAGCGCCTCGGTCTCGACCGTGGACGGCTCGTAGCCGAGCGCGACGAGGACGTCGTACCAGGCGGTGCAGATGGTGGGGTGCGCCTCGTTCGTGGCGGCCCAGGTCTCGGCGTCCAGCGGCTCGACCGCGGTCGCGAGCAGCGCGATCAGGCGCGCCGGGGCGGATGCCTTGAGCCAGGCGTCGACGAACGCCCGGGCGGGGGCCGCCTGGTCGCCCTCGGCGGCGAGCGCCTCGACGTCGAGCCCGAACCACTGGCCGGCCGTGTGGGCGTAGACCTCTGGGCGCAGCGGGACCGCGTTCAGGTCGCCCGGCGGGATGTATCCCCAGGCGCTGGTCGGACGCGCGACCAGGACTCGGCTGAGGAACTCGACGAGCGCCGCGGGCGCCTTCGGGTTCTTGCGCGCCACCGCGTCGACGATGAACTCGCGCCGCGTCACGGTGGAGATCTCGGCGACCTCCGTCGCGCGCGCGGTGCGCTCGGCCTCCGCGACCTGGGCCTCTTCCCGACGGCGCTGCTGGTCGGCTGCCTCCTTGTCGGCGGCCTTCTCGCCCTTCGTTGGGGGACGCCAGTACTCCCCGGACGGCCGCTGCGAGGGCTTGAACACCCAGGTGCTCTTCGCGTCGTCGGGGACGCTGCTGCCCCACGCGTGCCGTGCGTACTTGTAGCCGTCGGGGACCTGCTTGACGACCTCGATCCCGGCCGCAGCGAGCGCCGCCTCGAGCTTCGCCCAATCGGTCTTGTTCCGCTGCGCCCGCTCGATTTCCTGCAACTGCCAGCCGTAGTTCGACGACCCGAGCGCGGCGACGAGCTTGTCGTACTGCTTCTTCGTGAGCGTCGACGGGTCGGGCAGTCGGGCGGCCTGCTCGAGCGTGGCCTCGCCGGCGTGCACCTTCGCGCGCACCTCGTCGGGCAGGGCGACGAGCTTGAGACGCGCGCGAACCGTCGACTCCGAGCGACCGGTGCGCTTCGCCGCCTGCTCGACGCTCACGCCAAGATCGAGCAGACCCTGGTAACCGTCGGCCTCCTCGATCGCGGTCAGGTCCGAGCGCTGCACGTTCTCGACGAGCATGAGCTCGAGCTGGTCCGCCTCGGACAGCGTCGGGTCGACCAGGACGGGCACGCTCGCGAGCCCCGCGACCTCGGCGGCCGCGCGGCGGCGGTGACCGATCACGAGGCGGTAGCGGTCCGGGTCGCCCGGGTCCGGCACGGCGAGCAGCGCCTGACGGATCCCGTGCTCACGAACCGAGTCCGCGAGCTCGGTGACGTCGCCGACGTCGCGGCGCGGGTTCTGCGGGTGCGGGTGCAGGTTCTCGAGCGGGACCTCGCGGTACCCGGCGGGCAGGTCGCCCACGAGCGACGCCGCGGCGGGCGTCTCGGCTGGGGCCGCGCTGATGACGGGGCTCACGACTGCACCGCCTCGTCGTCAGCGGGGAGCAGCGCGAGGGTTGCCCGCAGGCTCGCGACCCACGCCTCGTCGTCGTGGAGCATGTGCGCGATCTCGTCGACCGTCGTCTGGGCGCCGGCGAGGTCCGAGCGCAGACGGGTGACGTTCTGCTCGCCGCGCTTGATCTGCTCGGCGAGGAACACCCGGGCGCGGGTGTAGTCGGTCGGGGGCGTCGCGACGCCCATCGTGGGCTCGGGGGCGCCGGGCGCGCCGTCGTGGGGGGTGTTCGTGGTGGTCACGGGTTGGTCCTTCCGGTGGTCGTACCCCGCAGGTGGTCGGAGCACTCGGGGTGCGTGGCGTGGTGGATCGTGTGGCGGGTCTCGAACCCGCCGATGAGCGGCTCGTCCGGCGTGATGCGACGGCACGTCGTCATGCCCGGGGAGGCCGCGTGCTGCGCGTACTCGTCGTCGTCCGCGACGGGCGCGGCGTCGAGCGGGACGCGCTTGCGCTTCTGGCCGGCACGCAGGTTCTCCGGAGCCGGGACGTACAGCACCCAGACGATCGGAGAGCCGCAGCCGCCCGGGCAGTCCGTCGAGCGGCGGCTCACGGCGACTCGGCTGGCTCGGGCGCGAGACGGGCGTAGACGTTCACCCACGCGCCGTGCGCCGAGCGACCCGTCGAGCGCACCCGGTACGGCGCCTTGTACGGCCCGACCTCGAGCCACGCGAGCTCGATCAGGCCCTCGCACGTCGCGGCGTGGAAGAGGTTCGCGCGAGCCGACGCGGGCACGCCGGCGTCGTCGAGCTGAGCGCGCACGTCGTTGATCGAGAACATCGCGCCCGGCTCGAACGCGAGCACGACATCGCGGAACGCCGCACGGTGCTCCTCGGTCAGGCGCTCGCCCGACCGCTCCCGGCCCTCGTCCGCGAGCGCCCGCGCTTCGGCGGGCGAGACCTCGGTCGTCGCGGTCACAGGGCACCTCCCGCGGCGCGGGCCGGGGCGCCGGCGTGGGCGCCGAGGATCGCTGCCCACGTCGTCGCGCACGCGAGCTGCTGCACCGAGCCGTCACCGTGGCGCAGGGTCACGGTCGCGATGCGGTCGACGGCGGACTCGACGAGCTCGGCGAGCGGCGTCGTCCACGGCGAGCGCACGACCGACGGCCGAGCGGGCTCGGCCGGCGGGGCGACGACCGCGAGCGCCTGCGCGATCGAGACCGACGGGTCGATCAGGTCACGGGCTACCTTGCGGGCCCACGCGGTCCGGGCGGCCGCGGTGCGTGGAGCGTCGCCGTCCGGGACGGGCGGGTGCTGCACCGTCCGCGGGCGACGGGGCGTGTAGCGCGGCGGCGCGGCGAGCGCGTACTCGACGCCGGCGGGCACCGAGGGCGCCGTCGCGACGAGCGTCGTCGTGCCGTCACCGACGACGACGCGCACCAGGTGCGCGGCCGCGGGCCGGAACCGGCGCGGGGTCAGGAACGTGCGGAGGATGCTCGGCGAGCGCCGAGCGGGCGTGCGGGGCATGGCGTGGTCCTTCCTGGTCGTGGTGGAACAGGTCAGGTCAGGGGGTGGGATGTCCGTGGCGCGTGCGGACCGTCGTCGGAGTCGCCTGCACGTGCATGGGCTGGGTCGGCGCGACGAACACGACGTCGCCGCCGACGAAGAGCTGGACGACGGGGGAGCGGACCGTCAGCACGGCCGTCGAGCCATCCGGAGCGGGCAGCGGGTCCGGGTAGCTGCCCGGCATGAGCACGACGACGTCGGACAGAACGCCCTCGAACGACTCCGCCGGGCGACGGCCCGCCGCGGGGCGAGCGACGCGCACGCGCTCACCGATGAAGTCCGGCGCGCACGACGCGACGTAGGCGGCAGGCAGGGTCTCCCACCCCGACGCGGCGCTCACCGGTCGTCACCCGTCTCGCGGGTCCGGCGATCGACGTCACGCATCGCGCGCTCGAAGCGGCTGAGGTCGGGGACGACGGTGATGGTCACCTCGCCGCGGCGGCGGCCGTAGCGGCGAGCGAGCAGGCGACGCGCTCGACGCCGAGCACGACGCTTCGCGCGAGCCGGCGCCGTCATGAACGCGACGAGCAGGAACAGCGACACCGGCACCAGCACCGCGCCAACCGCCCGCGCCGTCTGCCACGGGAGCACGAGGAGGACGCCAGCGCCGATCGCGAGACCGATCGTCACCGCGAGCGTGATGCCGGCGCCGGGACCCGACGGGCGGGCCGTCTCCATCACGCCACCGCCGATCGCGACGACGCCGCGCGGTGCGCGTTGTGGCCGGCGGCGCGCTGGCCGACCGTCAGGTTCACCAGGCGCTGCCGCTCGAGCTCGAGGTTGTGCGCGCTGCGCACGAACACGCGATCGTCGTAGTCGGGCTCGCCGTGCTCGTCGTGCCGCACGCACGGGACGAAGCCGTCCCCGATCCGTGCCGACGTGTCCTGGTACAGCGTCTGCGGCTCGTCGTCCGACCAGACGCCGTACACCCGCGCCACCTCGACCGCGTGCCGCAGGTCCGCCGCGAGCGCCGCGAGGCGCGCGACCGTGTCTGGCTCGCTCTCGATCGCTCGGCACGACCGGCACGTCACGTGCCCAGACCGGGCCGTCGTCCGGCGGAGGATCGCCCGCGCGCCCAGCGCGCGGCACACGACGACCGACGCAAGGACCCCGTCACCGATCGCGGCCACCGGCAGCGGGCGCACCAGGTGCACCGCCCGGCGGCTCACCGAGCCACCTTCCCGGCGATGTAGCGGGCCTCGGCGCTGTAGTAGCGATCGAGGAGGTGGCGGTACGCCTCCGCGGCGTCGACGGCGTACATCGTCGGCCCGGCGAGCAGGGCGCGCGCCGCGTCCTCCGCCGCCCAGTCCTTCGCGCGGCCGAGCGTCACGAACGCCGACTCGCGGTAATCCGCCGCCGCGCGCTCTCGGGACCGCGCGAGGTACCGCGCCGCGCGGTCACGCGACTCCTGCTCGCGCGCGTCGCGCTGCGGGCGGGCCATTAGGCCGCCGCCGCAACGACGGTCAGGCCGCGGCGCGCCGCGATCCTGCGCTCGAGCTCGGCGAGCGACGGACCCGTCGGGGTGTACGCGCGCCGCGCGGCCTCAGCGACGGGGAGCTCGTCGAGCTGCTGGTACGCGACGGCCAGGGTCTGGCCGGCCGCGGCGATGCACTGCTCGCGCGTCGGCCGCTGGCCGACCGACGCGCGGATCTGGGACGATGCCACGGTGGTGCTCCTTCCTCGGAGTACTGCGGGCGACGGCCCTCGCGCGGCTACTTGGCGGTTGAAGCGCGGGGGTCGTCGTGTTGTCTGGGGTCACGCGGTGGCCGCGAGCGTCGCGGCGTGGCGGCGCGTGGCGGAATGCGTTCCGCTTTCCATGGCGGGCATGGGTGTCGACTCGCGGAGCTCGAAGAGGTCCTCCCAGTTCTCGACGCCGAGACGGGCCGCGAGCGCCAGGGCGAGGTCCTCGGAGATGTCGGCGAGGGTTCCGTTCTCGATGGCCCAAATGGTCGTCTGGGTGCGCCGGACGAGGAAGGCCAGCTCGCGCTGCGTGTAGTGCTTCATCTTCCTCTTGCGCCTGAACTCGGCCGGGTCCTTGACGTGCATCCAGACCTCCTTCCGGAGACGGGGCGGGCGGCGGCGGGCGCCGGTTCGTGCAGCCATCTTGCACCTCCAGTTGTATCGCTGACAAGTGGAACGCTATCCGGTACGCACTAGTTGTCAAGCCGACAACGGGGTTTTTCACCCTCTGAGGTGGCACGATGTGCTAGCCACTTGTCAGCGCTGCTGGTGCACTCGACTACAACAACTTGATCCTTCGAGGGGAGCATCTGTCCTGTGAACGCACCTACGGGTCTCCGCGAGCTGCTTGACCAGGCACTGGTCCAGCGCGACGTCCGCTCTGGGCGACGCCTCGCGGAGATCGCTCACGACGCCGGCTACCCGGTCTCGCACGCGACGATCAACCAGATCCGCAGCGGGTCCTACGCCTCGCGACCCTCGGACGACACCGTCCGGGCGATCGCGTGGCTCGCCGGCGTCGCCGAGGAGGTCGCGTTCACGGCGGCGGAGCTCCCGGTACCCGGGCCCCCGTTCGCGGACGAGCTGCCTCCTGGCGTCGACACGCTGTCGCCGCGGAAGCGGAAGGCCGTCCTGGACCTGCTGCGGGTGCTGATCGAGGACGAGGAGCGTGATGGCGATGACCGAGACGCCGCCCCCATCAAGCGGGCCGCGGGGAGCGCGGCCGTCAGCGAGCAAGACACCCCGGAGGCCGAGGCATCGGACGACGAGTCGTCCGATGGTCCTCGCAAGCACTGGACCCCCGTGACCGAAGCGGACATCCGAGCAGGCGCCGCGCTTCCCCGGGCAGAGGGGCACGGACGTAAGAAACGGACAACCGGCAGAACGAAGCCACGGCACACGTGAGTGGGCAAGAGCGGACGGCAGCGCTGCCGTTGATCCCCTGGTTCATGGCCGCGAGTGTGAGCGCCCACACCGACACGAACTGGCGCTGATGTGCTGTTTCCGGCACGATCCGACCACCCCGCGACCTTGCCAAGCGGGTGAAGTTTCAACGACAAGGAGAGGGGCAGGGGGCCAGTGACCAGCAGGAACGCACTGCCCGCAGGAGTGCCGGATCTCGGCGTGGACGACAAGCCGGGCTGGGAGACGGTGACCGCGCTGATCACGGTCAAGGCGTACCCCGTGATCGGGCGCAAGACGGGCGAGTCGGTGTGCGTCGCCGGCGTGAGGCTCGACCGTCCTGAGCGCGAGTTCGTGCGTCTGTTCCCGGTCCCGTTCCGCGAGCTCGCCACCGAGAACCAGTTCAAGAAGTACGCGTTCGTCCAGGTGCGTGCCCAGAAGGGGATGACGTCTGATCGGCGCCCCGAGAGCCTGCGCCCCGACCTGTCGTCGCTCCGCGTAGGGGAAGTCGTCTCCACAGCGCGCAGATGGCATGACCGGTGGGATCTGCTCGACCCCCTCGCTGGAGCGACGACGGCCTGCAGGCTCGCCGCCGCAGCCAAGGTGTCCGGGCAGGATGCGCCCTCCCTGGGGCTCGTCAAGCCCCGCGAGATCCTCGACGTCACGGTTGCGGACAACCCCGACTACAAGAAGTCGACGGGTCTCGGCGACATGCCGGAGGCCGACCTCTTCGGGAACGTCCTGACGCCGCTCGAGGCCACGCCGTTCATCGCGAAGTACCGGTACTACTGCGAGGACTGCACCGGCAACCCCCATCACCAGTCGATCATCGACTGGGAGGCCGGTCAGCTCGGCCGGCGCCTCCTGCGCGAACACCGCACCGCCGAGCAGGCGCGCGCAGCGATCCGCACACGGTTCCTCGACGAGATGGCGTCTCCGACCAAGGACACGCACTTCTACCTCGGGAACCAGCACCAGTACCCCGGGAGCTTCATGGTCCTCGGCGTGTTCTGGCCCCCAGCAGGCAGCCGACCGCTGCCCGGCCTGTTCTAGGCGGGCACGAGCTCCCGCTCGTCGCGCGGCGCCCTTGCGCGCAGCGCGTCCAGGATGAGCGAGCGGTGGCAGCACCGCTCCGCCGCCTCGAAGCACAGAAGGAGAACCGTGCCCCGAGCCTGTAGCGCCTCGATCACATCGAGCGCCTCCCGCGCCTCCGGAGTCGAGAGCACCTCGTCCGCGAACCGCTCGCGAGCCTCCCGGCCCTCGGTCGTCGACGTCTCTGCGAAGCCGGCGCGGTTGTCCTTCGGGTTTCCCAGCGCGCGCAGGTGCACGTACTCGACCCCCGCGGCCGCGAGCGCCGAGGAGAGTGCTGTCTTCGAGAGACCGCGCTTGCGCGAGATGGGGTTCAGCCGGACGTCGACGACGGCGACGACGCCCCAGCGGCGAGCGTCGGTGATGAGGTCGTCCACAGATCGACCCTCGTAGCCCCAGCCCATCACACCGTGTCGTACCGTCATTCGCTGATCGTGTCACGACTCGGCTCGACCCACCGAACCCACGCCGGAGCCCGTCCCGATGAACAGCAGACAGCCCCACGGCAACGCGTTGCGTGCGCCCCGCGCCGTGCTGTACCTGCGGCAGTCGACCTACCGCGAGGAGTCGATCAGCCTCGAACTGCAGGAGACCGCCGGCCGCGACTACTGCGAGCGCCAGGGGTACGACGTCGTCGCCGTCGAGCAGGATCCGGGGATCTCCGGACGCACCTGGAACCGGCCCGCCGTGCAGCGCGTGCTCCACATGGTCGAGGCCGGGAACGCCGACGTGATCGTGCTGTGGAAGTGGTCGCGCCTCTCGCGCTCGCGCCGGGACTGGGCGATCGCCGCGGACAAGGTCGACGTCGCCGGCGGACGGATCGAGTCGGCCACCGAACCCATCGACGTCGCGACGAGCGCGGGCCGGTTCGCGCGGGGCGTCATGACCGAGCTCGCCGCGTTCGAGTCCGAGCGCATCGGCGACGGCTGGCGCGAGGCCCATGCCCGCCGCGTCGCCGCCGGCCTCCCCGCGACCGGCAAGCCCCGCTGGGGGTACGCCTACGACCGCGAGGCGAAGATCCACCGCCCCGACCCCACGACCGGGCCCGTGCTCGCCGACCTGTACCGCCGGTACCTCGCCGGCGAGTCCGTCTACGCGCTCGTGCGATGGCTCAACACCGAGGGCTACCGCACCTCGGCCGGGTACGGCCCGAACGGCGGGGGAGGGCTCTGGACCGACCGCTCGCTCCGCCGCGTCATGGACTCCGGGTTCGCGGCTGGACTCATCATCGTCGACGGCGAGCAGCGCCCCGGCGCGCACGAACCCCTCATCACCGCGGACACCTGGGACGCCTACCGCCTCGCGCGCGGCAACCGACGCGTCCAGCGCGGGAGCGAACGCTCGCAGTACCTCCTCTCCGGCCTCATCCGCTGCACGTGCGGCAGCCCGATGAACGCCGGCCAGTTCGGGCGCGGCCGCGAGCCCAAGTACCGGTGCCGCGACGCCCACAACAAGGGCACCCACGACGGCGGCTACATCACCGCCCGGTACACCGAGGACGAGGTCCTCGCCTGGGTGCGCGACCTCGCCGCCGGCGTCGACCAGGCCGCGAGCGCCGGGCTCGACGAGCTCGCCGCTCGGCGTGCGCGGCGCGACCCGCTCGGCGACATCGTCCGGCAGCGCCAGGCCCTCGAGGCACGGCTCGTGCGGCTCACCCGCCAGCACCTCGAGGACGTCATCCCCGAGGGCCCGTACATCGAGCTCCGCGACGAGCTCACCGAGCAGATCGACGCGCTCGCCGCGCGCGAGCTCGAGGCCAGCGTCGCCGCGACGCGCGCGCCCGCGCCCGAGATCGCGCGGCAGCTCGTCGCGGACTGGGACGTGCTCGGCGTCGAGCACCGACGAGCGATGCTGCGGCAGATGATCGCGTGCGTCGTCGTCACGCCGGGTCGGCCGCGGGGGAGCGTGCATGTCGTACCTCTGTGGGAGGGGTGA